CCTTATATCTTTCTGCTTTACTTGCTATTTCTTTAGGTGCTTTCATTTATCTCTCCACCTCCAACAAATCTGCATTATCAAAAATATTGCCGATTACTTCAACACAGTTCCTTTCACATACATAAAATCCAAGATTGCAAGCGTCTGTGTGCATCTCTTTTCCAAATACATAACTGTAATCTAACTGCCAATCTCCTTTATTGTATGTCACGATTTCAGGATATTTTTCTTTTCTATTGCATATATCATTCTCCCAAATCTTCTGACCTCTCTCGTCGGTAAGTCCTGTGCACTGGCAGAGTGTGTCTGGATTAACCTCAACCATATCTGGCATATTGTTTATCATTCCCCATAAAATATAGCCTTGTTGCCATATTTGATAATAATAACCTTGTATCCATTCACCATTATCTTTTCTCTTTGCTTTAAAAAGTATTTCTCTGTTCATCTTCTACCTCATCAAAAATTTATATTAATTCCCGTATGTTCCAGATGTTGTATTCGTGTGTGTCGTGTTCTGCAATTTCTTCTCCGTCCCTTACTTGTTCTCTCTGATCCCCAGCTCAATCCCTAGTTCCTCTTTGATCGTTTTTATATAATCGTTCCAGCTTGCCATGTCATCCATGATGCATTCCGCCTTTTTGTTAAACCTCTTAATAAATCGGTCGCATCTTTGTGTTCCGAAGCCGAACTCGTCATGTAAGGTTGCCACGGAAAGGATTGTTACTGTGTCTACTGTCTGTTCTTTGATCTTGATTGTCGCCCTGTTAATGTCTTTTTTTGCTAAGGCGGTACGGATTCCGGTGACATTCCTGAATTTGATTTCTTTTTCCAACGCTTCGACACCCTCATTTTTGACGATTTCAAGCGCCATTAATAATCCATCTTCCCGTCCTGTTATGTAATCGTTTCTTTTTGCCATTGTTTTTCCTCTTTTTCATCCTTTTTTTCGAGATGTCAAAATCCCACTTCAAAACAGTAATTACTGTTTGTAGCAGGTTTTTGATTGATCCTTTTTTCTATCCTTTTATACTATAATTTCTTCGACACTTATACAGCGTTTGTGATGCAGCTCTTTTCCCGATCTATAGTAAAGATCGCCTGTTTCTGCGTTCCAACCCCAATCAATCACGTTATAAACGGTCTTGATGCCTGTTTTTGTTTTTATTTTTAAGATCCTCACGTTTTTCTCCTTTCTCCCGCCGCACAAAACGGCGGGGAACCCTGTATTTACTGGTTGCGCGTGACATTTTATATGTATCATCGCCATATGGCGGAGGTACTAGAGGTAGTTCTTCCTTGCGATCTGTTCCCATTCTTTTCGGGTGTGAACCTTTTCAAATTCCGTTTGTGCGATTTTACAGAGCAGCTCCCTCATTTCTCGGCTGTTGTGTACTGCCTGCTGCCCCGTCCGGTGATGTTCAATGCATAGGTCTACTTTTAACCCGTTTTCTTCGGATATTGCTCTTTGTCCTGCCCCGAACAGGATATGATGCTCTTCCGTCTGCTTTACGGAATAGTCACCATTTAACCGGGCGCATAAGTAGCAGATGCCCTTTTGACTGTTTAAAATGCTTTTTTTGTGGATTTTCCGTTTTTTCTTCTTTCCCGGCTTCGGGAAAGCCATGTCCGAATAGTCAATGCTCATCTTCCGTCTCCTGTGTGTATAACTCATGAGTCCCGTTTAGGATCTTTAGTTCTTCCAGTGATCGAAATGAGAACCCCATCTGCTGAAGTAATCTATAGAAGTCTCTTAGGCATTTCATCCCTTTTTCGTAGTGTCCGTAATAGTCAGTTGCTTCGTACGGCTCTGCCGTCCGGGTCAAGAGGATCAGCATTTGCTTTTCTTGGCTTATTTCTGCAAATTCTTTTTCGATCCGTTCTTTTTCCTCTTCTTTCGCTTTGTACGCGTTTTCGATCCCGTAAAATCCATACACCTCGTTCATGTGTGCTACGCTTCCGCCGTCCGTTATCCGGTTTATCATGATCTTCCAGCCTGTTTCTTTTACATCAACTTCTTTCGGTATTGTGATTTTTCCCGACACAAGTTCTTTAATAAAATCGTTCCTTTCCCTTCTCATCCTTTTCAGGATTTCCGTTATTTTTCTTTTGTTTTCCTTGATTTTCTCCGTTTTCTTTTCCTGTTCCGTTTTTTCCCGCTCTTTTTGTATTACTTTTTTTACTACATAGATCCTATCGTAGTATTGATAATAATAGAGCTGATCTTTTGTGTCTTGCAGATCGATTTTTGTTTGATCCTCCCACTGTGATAGATCAATATTTGTTATCTCTTTCCATTTTCCGGTCCATCTTTCTTCTTTCGCTCTTTTCGGCGCGGCTTTTACTCCTTTTTCTTCCAGTATTTCAAACACTATTTGAGCGTTTTTCTTTATTTTTTCTTCTTTCACGGCCTGTTTTGCTTTCCATGCGATTTCGCGTGACGATACTGCAGTCTTAAGGATTTCATTCCTTTTTTTGATGTCTTGTACCTTCTCCAGCTCGTAAAGGTCCGTTAATGTGAGTTGGAAGTTCTTATTTTCTTCGCGCCTCGTAAGTGTTTCTTGATCCAGTTTTGCAAGATTTAACCTATGTCGTACTGTACTTCTGCTAAATCCGGTCTTTTCCGCGATTGTTGTTTCTGTTTCTCCCAAATCCAACATGAGCTGGAATCCTTGTGCTTGCTCGCTTACTGATAGATCGCTGCGCTGCATGTTTTCCAACAACATCGTTGATATTTGCTCTTTTTCCGTCATTTCCACAACGGAACAGGGCATTGTTTTCAATCCCGCTTTTCTCGCTGCCGTCAGTCTTCGGTTTCCGATCACTACAAGATAGTGGTCTTTTTTGTCCGGGTTTGGTACTACAGTCAAATTTTGCATTACGCCACGAGCTTTTATGCTTTCCGCCAGCTCGTCAATGTCGGTGTATACCTTCCGCACGTTCTGCGGGTGTATGTCTAACTGTTCGATTGCAATATCTTGTATCATATCTGCTCTCCTTTCAGTAATTTTTCCACTTCCCACCAAGTAAACGACCTTTTGATCCCGTAAGGGTTTTCAAAAAGTGCGTGGTGTGGAAACGCTTTTAAAAAGCGCATCCGTTTCTTGATGGCAGTGTGTTTTTCGCTTCTTTCCGGCTGCTGCCGGAAAATCAACGTATATATCTTTCCTTCAACGAGTCTTGGGCGGTTGCCGATGTATTCCCTTGCGTTTTTCGCGCATCTTGCTTCTTTTGTAATTCTCATGGTGTCCTCCTTATGTTAGTTCTTCTCTTAGCAATCCCTGATAATCATTGCTGGCGCAAAAGCGAAATTCCGTTTCGTGTTTCTCCGCTTCCTCAAGGTACATTTTCCATAATTCTTTATTTTGGACTTCCGCGCCTGTGGCTTTTTTCCACTCGGATCGCCGCCACTTCTCCGGCGCTCCTTGTTCTGAAATATTTTTGATATAAGCGTTATCAGTGTGAATTACAACATGACACTGCTCTTTTAATTTTTGTAATGATTTTATGATTGCGATCAGCGTCAATCTGTTGTAAGTAGATTCGCACTCTTCGCCACTCATGACCCGGTATGCTTCTTCTCCGTTTGACCTAGTAAATACTAGGGCGGATGCGTATTTCCCATCTTTTACAATGGGGGATTTTATGGTGGTTTCTATGTAGATATTTACTGTTTTCATTTTAAATCCTCCTGTGGATTCTGATCAGTGTGTATCTGCGGTATCTCATCCCCGTAGCCGGGTTGATCCCCTCGTAACTGTTTGCGATGTAATAGCCTTTTTTGGGTTTTACTTCTTTTTGCCAGCGTACAAGTTTTTGGGATTTCGGTTCGGGTAACGGCATATTTTTCGCATGGTTGTAGCTTGCTTCTTTTAGTCGCGGTTTTCCTTTGCTTCCGTCCGATCGTTTTTCTCTTGTTTTTTCGTTTTTTGTCATATAGTTTGCCAGTTTTGTAAAATCCTCATCGTAAAACCGGCTTTTTTTGATCTGCGTAATATAGATTGCTCCGTGTTCCCATGCATCTTCGATCCATTCTGCCGCCCCTGATGTTTTTTTAATGACTAGATGGATGTGCCATGCACCCTTTGTGCCCCGCTCTATGTTTCTGATCCAGTAAAACGGAGTGTTTGCCTTTTTATATTTCGGACGGAGCTTTCGGAGTGCTTTTTGTAAGTCTTTTAGTGCCACTGTCATGTCTTTCGGTCTTTGCTCGACTTTGTAGGTGTATGTTACAAAGTAGTCTCCTGCATCAAAATATTCGATCAGTAATCGTCTGCATATCTTCGCTCGGTTGGCTTGGTTGACTGCCGCCATCTGTTCCGGCGTCGGTTTCTTTTTCTTTTGCCGTGCCTTTCCTTTTGCTCCATATCTTCCGTCTGGATATTCCTCTACGTCGTAGACGTCTCCGCCCCGTAATTTGTACGTTTTTCTCCGTGTTGCCATCTTTTATCTGTCCTAACTTTAATATCTTTATCGAGGTTTAAAAGCGGGAGTCCCCGCGTGTATCGCTTGACTTCCCGCCTCTTATTTGATATAATATATTTGTCCTAACAAGAGGCGGGAACGCCATCTTTTAAGCGCATCAGTTGCTGTGATGCGCTTTTTTTAATTGATTACATATGTACCGCCGCGCTTTTTTTGCTTTTCGCGCGCATACGCTTCGACTTCCGATCTGGTCATTGCCTTGCACTCTAATGCGTACGGATCTCCCCAGCGGATGATCCACAAAATAACTTCTTCTTTCATTTCATGAGGTGTTTCGCTGCTTCTCTCGCTATTTCTTGTGCTGATTTTTTTATTTCCTCTTCTATTTCTTCTTGCGTCATTGTGGATGTTTTAACTATTTTTTGCATTGACTTTTCTGCGTGTTTTTTTCCGTACTCTTCTTCGAGGATGTTTCTTATTCCTCTTAATATCATGACTGTTTCTGCTTCTAATAATATTAAATTTCCTTTTATTTCCACATTGCCTTTACTGCATTTAATCATCTTTACAAATTCCTTTCTTTCCCGTACAATAATCTTGGTTGTTTATCTATGCGTCCTAGAGGTTGCCGCCTCTTATGGGTTTATGGGCGCTCTTTTGTTCTGTAAACGTCAAAATCTTCGTGATTGCCTATACTTCCCCACGATGTGATCTGATCGTTTTTTGTAAGTACAACTGCGTTTGTATAATCCTGATCGTATTTCAGGCACCATCCTTCGAGCAGTTCTAAGATGCAGTTCATTTCTTCTTCGGCGTCTTTCTTTATTTCTTCGTTCATTTCTTTGTTCACCTCCTTAGATCGGTCCTGCCTGCAGGATGTAAATAATCACAGCCATCACCGCATTTAACATCACACTATCTTCTTTCATTACTCAACGTATTTTCTATTTCCTACTTCGTTTTCATCCTCTTCGAATCTGAGTTCCATCAGGTCTGCCAGCATCAGGTATTCTTGTGCCTTCTTTGTTTCTCCGTGTGTCTCCCGGATCTTATCCCGGAACTGTGCAAGCGTCCCGTAGAAGCATCCGCACCGCACACCCACGCCGCCATCTTTGAGACGGAAGAAGGTCGTTGTACGGTTGACAGATCCGAAACCGTGAGCGTATGCATAGTCCTCATCGCTGCACACCAGCGCATTGCCGTACACCCACGCATTGCCGTACACCCACGCATTGCCGTACACCCACGCATTGCCGTACACCCGCGCATTGCCGTACACCCGCGCATCGCCGGAAACCTGTGCATCTCCGTACACCCACGCATTGTCGTACACCCGCGCATCGCCGGAAACCTGTGCATCTCCGTACACCCGCGCATTGCCGTACACCCACGCATTGTCGTACACCCACGCATTGTCGTCATGACCAAGGTTTGATTCCTTCTCCACATACCCGCCAAGTTCTCCGGCTTCCACATCGCCGAACTCAACAAGGGCACGGATGCGGAACAGCTTTGTCCCGAACATATTTGTAATAAATTCATTTGTTAATTCAAATTTCTTCACTTTCTTCACCCTTTCTGTTACAATAATGTTGATTATTTATCTATGCGCCCTGAGGTTGCCGCCTCATTTATGGGCGCTCTTTTGTTCTGTAAACGTCAAAATCTTCGTGATTGCCTATACTTCCCCACGATGTGATCTGATCATGTTTTACAAGTACAACCGCGTTTGCATAATCCTGATCGTATTTCAGACACCATTCTTCAAGTAGATCTAAGATGCAGTTCATTTCTTCTTCGGCATCTTTCTTTACCTTTACATCCATTTCTTTGTTCACCTCCTTAGATTGGTCCTGCCTGCAAGATGTAAATAATCACAGCCATCACCGCGTTTAACATCATGCTGGCAACCGTTACTGCGATCAGACCTCTTGCAGCGCTGTCTCTTTCTTTTCTTTTGTGCTGAATTTTCTCCTGCTTGTGATCCTCTTCCGGAAAATTTCTCCGCTCGATCGGGATCAGCTCCAGCTCCGGCACTGTCGGTAATTTAATCTCTTCCATGCTTGTCCTTCCTTTCTACCGCTTACGCGGTTTTCTCTATTATGTAGTTTCTGTCAAAAAGAACCCTTTGGTTAACACTTTCTGCAAATGCCTCTTTATCTTCCAGTTCCTTAACCTCTACTTCTTTTCCGTCAATTACTACAATGCTTTTTATGATCATTTACACCACCTCTCTAAAGCTTATGAAACACTGTTTGTACTTGTTGCGTTGTCCAATGAAATCCCCTATACTGTAAATACAGGACACTGGCATGTCCGAGTACTACGAAAGGAGTTCCATCATGATGCAAAATTACTATTTTTATATCTATCCAGATATTAACGGCAATTATGAAGTACATACAGAAAACTGCTATTATCTTCCATCCGAACTTAACAGACAGTATATTGGAAGATACAGTTCTTGTCAGGCAGCTATAATTGCTGCGCAGATTGCTTATCCCGATAAAAAGTTTGACGGATGTTATCATTGTTGCCGTGAATGCCACAAGGGATAATAATGGGGCTGGCTTTTCGTCAGCCTTTCATTGTGGCGTTCTTTCTAAACACCTCACGTACAATCTCGCACGCCTCGTCCAGATTCTCCAATGTCATATTGTTCTGAATCATACACCGCGAAATCTCATTGCTTAATATCGCGCTCTGGTCTTCTCGGAATTCTCTATCAAGCATCTCCATAGCCAACTTAATCACCTCCTCCTCTTCTGCTTCAAAGTCCTTTTTATCGGACACCTTTCCTGTTACACTACTCTAGGAAGTATTCGATAGATACACCGAAGTAGTCGGCAACCTTTTTAATGTGTCAACTCTAGGCGCTGACTCGTCCCATTTTTTAACGGTCGCATTTCCTATATTGCAATCTTTTTCGAGTCGCGATATTGATACGCCCTTTTTCTTACACAGTGCTTCGACCCTTTTTAAAATCAATGTCTAACCTCCTTTCTTATAGGTAAAAATCTAATTA